CAACTGTGAGGTCAAGGCTAGAAAGAATGGCGGTGGCTTTACAACTATCAAGAAGTGGAAAGGCTCTGCTGATTTGCTGATACTGGTAGAAGATTACGAACAGCCTGGTGTCTACATGGACTGGGTGTTGTGGAAAGAGATAGCGATGAGACTGAAAGAACATGAATGAGGATACACTAGACTATATCTTTGCTACTCATGGGACAAGTCTGTCCGTTGTTCCGTTTCGTTCTTACCTACTCAACATCATGGACTTGCACGAGCATGATAAGAGCCACTTACAACAGATGCCTGGATATGCAGATTATCTTGATGCTGCCGCACAAGATGGTTATGGCTACACAGTTTTAGATGCGGGCAAGCCTGTATTATGCTTTGGTGTAAGCCCACAATGGTATGGTGTAGCAGAGCTGTGGATGATACCAGATAGAAACTTGGTCAGCAAACACAAGATAAAATTTCATAAGGGTGCTAAGAAGTTTATGGACCTTATAATGGAAGAGTTGAATTTACACAGAATCCATGTTACAGTTTTAGCTAGCAATACGAAAGCTATACGTTGGATTGAAAATATATCTTTTACTAGGGAAGGTGTACTAAAAAAATATACGTTTGATAAAAAAGATATGATAATGTATAGTAGATTAAAAAAGGAGCGGTAAATATGGGGATGTTGTTTAAGACACCTAAATACACAAGACCACCAGAAATGGATGCTAGCCAGAAAGCTTTGGAAGAAAGAGAAGCTAGAGCAGCTAGGGAAGAAGCAAAACAGATAAGGTCCATAGCATCAAGAAGAAGAGCTATGAGAGGTGGTGGTTTTATAAACGAAGAGAATCTTGACCTACTATCTGGAGGAGCTTCTACCGAAGAAACAATCAAGAATCCTTATGGAAGGTTTAGGTAATGGGTGGCATATTTAGAAAACCAAAGAAGAGAACTCAGCCAGTCCCTCCACCCCCAAGAAGAGAAGAGACAGCAAAGAAAACTGCTCCCGAACAAAAGAAGGAGGAGCCAACACCTAGCTCAAGAACAGGCAGAAACGTAGTAGGTGGACAGTTGCTAGGTTACACTGATACCAATACACAATCAACATTAGGAGCAGGAAGGAATCCAAGAACATGACGTATATTAGAAATCCAAAGCTAAGAATATTAGATGACACACAGGTAGAGAATGGCTAGAAAGTTTGCAAAGGTTCCTAAGTCAAAGAAAGGCGTACCCCTAAAGTATTTATCTGGGGCGAAGAATCCTGGTGCAAAAGAGGCAGAGATATTGAGGACAAGACGTTTATACAAGAAAGGATTATTAACCAAAGCTATGATGGATGAGATATCAAGGAGGAGAGCAAATGCCTAAATACCCAAGTAGTTACACAGCAAAATTTAGTAAGTCAACACTTGATAAAGTATACAAGAGAGGTCTTGGGGCATATTATAGTAGTGGTTCACGAAACGTATCAGCACAGGCTTGGGCTATGGGAAGAGTAAAAAGTTTTGTAACAGGTAAAGGTGGTGCAAGGAAAGCTGATAAAGACTTGTTACGTTCCAAAAGGAAAGGATTAGTATAATGGCAAAAAAAGAATTACACCCAACTGTGATGAGAATAAATCCAGAAACAGGAAAACTAGAACCAGTTCGTTTGATAGATGCAATAGAGGATGAGCTACCGAGTGGGATGGGTAAGGTTTTTAAACCATTTCTTAAAGCGTATACTAAAGTTATCAATACCAAACCAGGCAGAAGGGCTGTAGAAAAAGGTGCAAGTCGTATATATAAAATGAAGAAAAAAGAGGAGTAACACAATGCCAGGAACAATGAAAATGTATAACATGAAAAAGAAAAAACCATTGAAGGGTGGTCAAGCAAAGCTAGACGCAAACAAAGATGGTAAAATTAGTAAAGATGACTTTGCTATGTTGAGAAACAAAAAGAAGAAGGCGTAGTCATGGCTTATCATACAAAAGTAAAAAAAACAAAAAAGAAAAAGAAAAAACAAACAGCTCGTTCCGCTAGGAAAAAAGGATTGATGAGGTACTAATGTCTGAAGCATTTATTATAAAAGAATATGGAACTAGAACTCCAGGTGTTGGTACAGGAGAGAAAGGTAGTGCCAGAGCTTTAAGTTTACCAGAGGTTAGAAAACAAAGAAAAGATATAAGTAATCTGCTTGATGGTAAGAAGAAAAGAATGAGAAAGGCAGGCTCTTTACAGGAACAAAGAGAGTTTATGCGAGCTAGAAGAGGTGCTTACGAAAAGCTAATCGATGCTGGTGTTATTAGCAGTACAAAAGAGGGTAAGCGATTAATTACTGGCGAGACTGCTGTAGTAAAGCAAAATATAATTAATAGGATGCAACTTCTATCTGACAGACAGCTCGATGTGTTTGCAAGTATCCTTAAAGACAAGACTGTAGTAGATAGGCTAGGTGCTTATACTTGGTTCAATAATAGAAGAAAAGAACTAGAGGAGCAAAGAAATACTCAAGCCATGTTATTGAATTTCAATGCTAAAGACCTCTACAATCAGATTTTACAAACAGGCAAACCTTTGTTTGACGATAAAGGATTTGATTTAGATATATCTATGGATAAGATAGGGTTTCAGTACAAGGTAGATTTCTAATGGTAGCAAAGAAATACCAGAACCCTAAAGGCGGTCTTAACCAGGCGGGCAGAGAATACTTCAAAAGAAAAGAGGGAAGTAATCTAAAGTCGCCACAGAAAACAGGTACTGGACCAAGAAGAGTTTCTTTTGCTGCACGATTTGCTGGTATGAAAGGTGGCATGAAAGACGAGAAAGGTAGACCAACAAGACTTGCTTTAGCACTCAAGGCTTGGGGTTTTAGAAGTAAAGAAAGTGCTAGAAACTTTGCACAAAGGCATAAAAAGACATGATGAGACTAGACTCGAAACAAGTAATGGATAGGTCAAAGAAAGCGTTTGCTAGAAAAGACCTATGGAGGACAGTGTACGAAGATTGTTACAGGTACGCTTTACCACAAAGAAACTTATATGACGGATACTACGAAGGTCATGTACCAGGTCAAAATAAAATGAACATGGTATTTGACAGTACAGCTATTCATTCCACACAAAGATTTGCTAATCGAATCCAATCTGGCTTGTTCCCTCCCTACAAGAAGTGGTGCAGATTAGAACCTGGGGATGATATCCCGCCAGATAGAAGAGCAGAAGTGCAGCAAGCACTTGACATCTACCTCGACAAAATGTTTACAGTTCTTCGTCAGTCAAACTTTGATTTGGCTATCGGAGAGTTTCTGCTTGACCTTTGTGTTGGAACAGCAGTCATGCTAGTTCAAGAAGGTGATGATGTAAACCCTGTGCAGTTTACGCCAGTGCCACAGTATCTCATTGCCCTAGAAGAAGGACCTTACGGAACTGTGGACAATGTGTATCGTAAGTATAAGATTAGAGTTGAGGCAATACAAAGACAGTTCCCAGATGCTGAGATGCCAGAGAGCATCCTCAAACTTATGGAGTCCAAGCCTCAAGAACAAATAGAACTTTGTGAAGCTGTTATCGTTGACCCAGATAGAAAAGATTATTGCTATCATCTGGTATATGAAAAGACAGGGGAAGAACTTCTTTACAAAAGAATGGATGAGTCTCCTTGGATTGTATCACGATACATGAAAGTTGCAGGCGAAACTTTTGGTAGAGGTCCTTTGGTATCAGCCATAGCTGACATCAAGACTCTCAATAAAACGCTAGAGCTTCTATTGAAGAACGCTTCTATAGCTTGTGCTGGTGTCTACACAGCAGCAGATGATGGCGTAATCAACCCATCAAACATAAGAATAACACCTGGCTCCATAATCCCAGTAGCTCGAAATGGTGGACCTCAAGGTGCTTCACTCGCACCACTACCTCGCTCTGGAGATTTCAACGTCTCACAAATTGTTATCAATGACTTGAGGATGAATATTAAAAAGACGTTGTTAGACGATACCTTACCTCCAGACAATATGTCTGCAAGGTCGGCTACTGAGATTGTGGAAAGAATGAAAGAGCTAGCACAGAATATGGGTTCTGCTTTTGGCAGATTGATAACAGAGACTATGGTTCCAATAGTGGCAAGAACTCTGTCTATCATGGACAAGAAGGGTATGATACAGTTGCCACTAAAAGTAAATGGACTAGAGGTAAAGATAGTTCCTGTTAGCCCATTAGCAAAAGCACAGAACTTAGAAGAGATAAGCGAAGTAATGCAGTTCGTACAGATAGCAGGTTCACTAGGACCTGGAGGAATAGCAGAGATGAAACCAGATGAGATAGCAACCTTCATTGGCGACAAGCTTGGAGTGCCATCAAACTTGAGAACAACTCCGCAAGAGAAGCAAGCCATCATACAACAAAGTATGCAGATGGCTATGCAAGGTCAAGGCATGGGACCACAAGGTCCAGCTCCAGACCAACCACCTATGGAAGAACCAGTTAGTGCAATGGCAGATGAGGTCAGTGCATGAGCAAGACAGGGTGGGATGGTATAGAGGTTCTTGATGAGAACCCTATGCAACTTAGAGATGATACTGTTGCTATTGATAAATCTTTCGCTAGAACCTTTGAAACAGAGGAAGGCAGAAAGGTTTTACAATTCTTAATCAGCAAAACTTTACATCAACCTACTTGGATACCAGGTGGTGATACTAGCTTTGGCTTTGCTAGAGAAGGACAGAACAGCATCATTAGAGAAATACAAACTAGAATCGAGAGGGCGAAAGCATGAATGATAACGAGCAAGAAGTTCAACAAGAAGGTTTGATAGGCGATACTCCGTCTACAATAGAGCAACCAAAACCAGACGACAATGAGGTAGAGATACCCCACAAAGCAGAGGAAACTCCAGAGCAACAGGTAGAACCTGCATCTGATGATGAAGTCTTGGAGAAGCCAGAGTTTTTAGAAGATAAGTTCTGGGACCCGAAGGAAGGTGTCAAAGTAGAAGATTTAAATAATTCTTACCAAGAGTTACAGAAACAATTTTCTATGGGCAAACACAAAGCTCCAAAGGAATATGACCTGGGTGTCTTTGAAGGTATTGATGTAGAGAATGACCCACTTGCACAGGAGTTTGTTGGTTGGGCTAACGAAAACAAACCAACACAAGAAGCGTTTGATAAACTTGTTGGTAAGTTTAGAGAGCTTGCAGATGCTCAAGAGGACTCTGATTCTATTGATGTAGATGCTGAAACAGCAAAGCTAGGACCAAACGCTACACAGATTATCAATGGTATCAAGCAATGGGGACAGGGTTTAGTTAGCAAAGGTGTATGGGGCGAGGATGACTTCGAGGAGTTCAAGGTCTTTGCAGCCACAGCTAATGGTATCAATACTCTAAACAAGATTAGAAAGTATTATGGTGAGCAACAAATACCTACAGCCACAGTTGAAATGGATGGTATGCCAAGTCAAGATGAGCTGTATGAAATGGTTGCAGACCCTAAATACAGGACAGACCCATCGTTTAGAAGAAAGGTCGAAGAGCAGTTCTCAAGAGCTTTCCCTGGCACTGTAGATACTGGCGAAATATAATACTTGTAATCACCTAGAAAATATATTATTCTTGTAACCGAGAT